ATCCTCTCCGACACCCCCGAGGTCCTGGCGGTGTGGGATTGCGATCTTATGCACCCGCTTCCTCTCCACGAAAATGCACAGTGCGCAACTCTTTTATTGAAGGGGCACGCCTACGAAGGGACGCAACCCGTCCGCGTCATCGTCCTGCGGAGGGAGGCCGAATAATGAGATTCCCCCTACCGGATCAACTCCCGCAGGTCAGCGTCCGCGACATCATGCGGATGGAGCCATGCGGGGAATACACCCTCGCCCGCGTCCGCGAGCTGTGGGGAGACTACACACACCTGACCGCACTGGACATCCTCGTCCTGGACATCCCGGCCAAAGACCGGCTATGGGCTGTGTTGAGGGAGGGTGTAGTTCCCGATCACCTGCTGCATGAGTTCGCGTGTCGCTGTGCGGAGCACGCACTGTCGCGGATTGACAGTCCCGACCAGCGGTCTATTGATGCCATATCGACCAAGCGAAAGTGGCTCAAGGGCGAAGCGACTGACGAAGAATTGTCCGAAGCATGGGCCGCCGCAGAGGCCGTCGCACGGGCCGAACGGGCAGCCAGATGGGTAGTCCCACGGAACGCCGCACGGACAGTCGCAGATGCCGCCGCATGGGCCGCCGTAGGGGCCGTCGCACGGGACACAGCATGGGCCGCAGATGCCGCCGCATGGGCCGCCGTAGGGGCCGTCCCACGGAACGCCGCACGGACAGTCGCAGATGCCGCCGCATGGGCCGCAAAACCCGCAGAGGCCGCAGAGGCCGCACGGGACGCAGAGCGCAAATGGCAGGTCAAAATCCTCCATTCTCTGATCCTGAAACACTACGACGAATCGAAGAGTTCATCCTGGCTACCCGATGGATGAAGTTCTAAGTAGGAGCGGGCTAACGGCCTGGCAACCACGCCCGTCCCAAAACCACAGAGGAGGAGAACGATGAAAATGAACGCAAGAATCAAGAAGCTGCGGGCGAGAATCAAGAGGTGGGAAGAACTTTTAGAAAAGGCAGCCGACAAGGGGAGATTCCTCGCGGGCAACAAAAAGCCCGGCTCACTGAACAAGTGACCATCTAGCGTCATCCGCCGCCTTCAGCGGCGGCGTCTGCCGCTCCCCATGAAACAAACCAAGGAGATTTAAATGTCCAACCTTATGAACTGCCCAATTTGCGGATCGAAAAACCTGAAGATCTTCATCCATTCCGATTTCTGTGGAGGAAGAACCGAGATGGTAGAGTGTCTATTCTGCGGAGAGAGCGCCAGATCTACCAGCTGGAACCAAGAGGCCAGAAGGGCCAGGGCGGATCTCAGGAAGGAATTACTGGGGGAAATCCTGGCAGCCAATATCCTGGGCCTCAACCTCGATGAAACCGGAAGAAAAACTCTCCTGGAGGATGTGGAGGCAGTCCTGTGGGAAGTCTACGGCCCGGTCATCGAGACCAATCACAATCCGAATCCCTAACCGGGGAGGGCGGGGCACTTGGGAAACCCTCCAGCCCGGGTGTCCCGCCCGAAAGAAGGAGAAACCATGAGTCTAAAACCGGAAGATAAGGAAATTCTCATGAATTACGCTTTTATCGGAATTCCATTCCATTCAATGTCGGAAGAAGAATCATCAGAGATCGTTTTAGAATATGTAGAATATCTGGCAGAATTCAAAGCTCCAGATGACCACAAGAATCTCCTTTTGTCAATCCCGATTCAAATGCTGGTGAATCATTATAATGGAAACAAAGAGAAAAATGCTGATCGCCGGGCAATGTTTTTTGAAAGAGGATTCACGGACCATTTAAAGAAAAAGTTCCCAGAACGAGTAGTGGAAATCGAAAAACTACTTCGAGTCGAGAAAAAAGAAGAAAACCCCCCGGAACCGAATCAAGGGTAAGAGGGGAGGACGGGTGCATCCCCATTGTGGTTTCGACTGCGGTGATAGTATCCTCCCCTCGCCTTTTTAAGGAGAAAGAAATGAAATTTCAGGACCTAAGCGAAGGATCAACATTCAGTGTCATGAGAAGGGGCCTGAAAGGGGCGATTCCCCTATCCCCAGGAATGACCCACTACGGAAGGGTCTTCGACAAGATAGGACCGAGTACGGCAAAAGACCAGGACACTGAAGAAGTGTTTGAAATTCTACCCCTGACCCAGGTAGCGCCGTTCCAGGTGCCTGGTCAGGACCCGGTTCAGAACCCAGGAGAACCCCCGCAAAACGATCCACAAGGACAAAGTCAAGCAAAGACGGGCATGTCTTTCAGTGCTATGGTGGCCGCAAATCTCGCTTCTCAAGAAGCCCCAGAAGACAATTCGACGTGGATGCGGTGCCAAAACTGTGGAGAACGGGAAAAACTTTCAGTTTTAACCCCATTTCCAGAGGGAGAAGAACGAGTTTTCTGCTGTGCTTCATGTAAAGAAAAATGGATACACGCAAGTGATTGGAATACAACCCAAAGAAGGAAACGAGCCAAAGCTCAATTCATCATGGTACAAATGCTTTCAACGGTTCCGTTCATTGCCATGGAAGTAGATCCTTCGGAAATCTGGGAAAGAGCAGACCAGATTTTGGCCTACAGATTCGGCAAAATCCTGGAGGAAGAAGCAGATGAATCTGAAATTCCAACAATGGATCCCGCGATGGGAGGGCAACCCACCGATCAGGATCAGAATTAAGATTTTCCTGGTGAAAACTCAATACGTCCTGAGAAGAAACAAGATCAAGAGGATGATGAGAGACAAAGTTTTGAGCATTGTAGATTTTGTTGCCAGGTATTCCATTCTTTTTAAAACATTTTTTATGGTCAATAGTCTTGTATGGTTAAAAAAAGCAACAGAAACAGGAGAAATCTTTTACATGATTCTCCATGGATTGGCTGCAGTCATATGGACCTATTTGCTCTTAAAGGAGCTGATTCTCAAAAAACCGAAACGGGGCTCAAAATGAAGAAAAAACGCCCTGTCTGTAAAGCATGCAACAAGATCATCATGACGATGCCGGTTTATTACCGGCAAGGCGCTTATCACGGGGATTGCGTGATCAAAAGGTTCTTTCCCCGAAATTCGATCACCCCAACCAAGGAGAAAACAAAATGAAATTTCTCTGGAGATATGGGAGTAAGAAAGTGATTGCGGAATACTTGGCTGAGTTGTACACGCAATCAAGAACCGTAATCGGAGCATCTCAAGGAAATTTCGACGATTATGACAAGAGACTCGCCCAGGCTCTAGGCCCCATGGTGGCCCAAGCAACAGAAGATGAAATTATTTGCTGTCTGCATGAAATGGGGCTGGACGTGGATCAGGTAGAAAAGGTTGCGGATTGGGCCTCAACCGTAATCGTCGACCAAAGTTTCATTAGAGATGAGAATCTGGAGCTGAAGGACATAGAAGAAATTATCCAAGGATTCTTGGATCGCTACGAAAAAGGGGAAGAGGGCCTCACTCCAGAGCAACAAACAGGAAGACTTCAAGCAACGAAAAGAAGATTCCCGGGTGGAGAAAAAGCCCTAAAGATAATCCTCGAAACATTGAAAAAAGATACTAAAAGCAGGATAGAAAAAATTACCCTCGATGGTTTGGAATTTACCATGACCATGATGACGCCAGAAGAAGCCGCGGCAGCAGGAATTGATAAGGAAAACATCCAAACTTTGAATATGAATGATCTAGAGAAAATTTGGGAAAAGGAAAAAGAGAAAGGGGAAGAAAATGGCCCAGATGCCTGAAAGGCCACTTAAGGGAAGATTGCAACGCCTGATAATCCAAAACCCCCTTCCTCTTATTAAATTGATTGCTCATATCAAGATTTCTATGGATCTTTTTCACGAGACCGGAGACAAAGAAATATTTGAACTCGGTCTGAAGGCCTTAAAAAGTTATTTGATGAAAATTGGACTTAAAGAAGATTTTGTTCAAGTGATAATCGAACTCGATAGAGATTACTTAGTAAAGCAGCAAAATCCGATAAGTCCAGCAGGAATTGATTTTGTAGCTCATGACTCACATAGATCCAAAGACAGGATTCTGGAAAAAGGATCTATCCTGGAAAAAGAATTTAAAGAGCGTGAAGAAAATCCTTTCAAAGACGAGGAACCGTCGGTTACTATGGTCAAGAACCTAATAGAGGAGGTTCAAAAAAGGAAGGGCCGCCATGGGTAAATTTTATTCAGATTATCTGAATTACGTACGAAATGGATTCGAAGAGATTCGAATCAGGTTCGAAACGGACAGGAGTCTTCCGGAAGAAAGAAGAACCATGGCCTGGGATCTGAGGAATTTCATCAGATTGGATCAGGAGTTCCTTCCTAAAGAGGGCGCGAGTCCCCAGGCTCAGATTTCTTTCCAGCAGCTTTCGTCTACTCTTTCGGAATTGGCTCTACGGGGCTTTTTGAAGGGAAATAAAGTAGACGATCTGCGGGCGGATTTTCTCATCCACGCCACACTCTTGTTCGAAATCTACCTGGAAGGATTCGAGAACGAAGTGAAAAAGGAGGTGAAAAATGAGGAAGAAATTGCTGACCCTGTTGATCCTAGTGCTGCTGGTGGTTTCTAATGCATGGAGCCAGTCCACGGTTCCGGTTACCTGGAAATGGACAAAGGCCACAGAAGGAGCCCTGGCAACTCAGTATCGCGGAGTGATCCAGTACATTCTACCAAATGCTCCAGCAGATACGGTGGAAGTAGCCTGGTCGGCATCAACCCCGGATACGACTTTTACCTGGAACGGTTACATGGTTTCGTCGATGGTCAGGATGAAGGTCCAGGGCGGAGAAGAAAATGACATCTTCGGCCCTTATAGCCTTTATTCCGACTGGTTTACATTCAGGGGCTACCCTGGAGGGCCGGACAAGCCGGTAGTGATCGAGGTTGGCGGAAACCCGGTAAGGTAAATCGCAGGGCAGGTGGAGTCTCCCCCTTCTCCCATGCTGCTCACTGCAAGAGCAGGCCTGCCCTGTAATTAAACCCCTCAGTCAAGGAGAAAATGATGAGAAGGACAATCTACATTACATGTCCTCATTGCAAACACTCTCATGAAGCCGTCCTAAGCCTTAAGGGAAGGGGGACGTATACCCCAGACAAGCAAAAGGCTCCCGACGGAGAACAGCTCAAGGCTCAAATCAGGAAGCCAAATAAGAACAAGAAGCTGAACCGGACCAGGGACAAGTATCTGGAAGAGTGGCCAAATGGCTCCTGGGGATGGGAATATTACTGGGACGAAGATTAATGGACAGGAAGCGAAGATGGCGTAAACGGCAATTGAGGAGATTGGCGATAAATCTAGGAATAAAGTCGAACGTCAAAAATTACCGAGCCAGAATTCTCAAGGCCCGCGTGGATGCCCATCTTCAGAACCAAGCACGCAAACTCCAAGAAGGAGTGGAGGATGGAAACAAAAGTCCTGACTGAAAGCATGCTTCACAGCCTGAAAGTCCATTTGCTGGGTGACAAAGTGATCAAACTCAAGAAAGTTTGCCCAATTTTTCATATCAACGCTTCCTGGTACAACCACCAGAAAAAGCATGACCTGGTTCTTGGAATCCTTTTCCAGATTGACCGATATGGAATTACGGCTGAACAACTAGACAAAGCAGTCCATGAAGTTTCGATTCGCTGGCCTTGGGCTTTCAATTGTTGGCATGATTGGAATCTGGAAAAAGGTCCCAATCATAAAACACAATTTTTTGTCCGCGGAGAGATAGTAGATTATACGAGAGCGCCCGAGATGGACATTTGGTCCAGGTATTTCCCTAGAGACAATAAACCGTCCAAAACAGGAAATAAGTCTATCCATTCCACAACGATAATGGACCAGAGGTGGAACCCTCACCGTATTTGGCCAAACCCCGGAAACCCCGACCCAAATCACCATTTCGTGAACGAGCCTGGTTTCCAAAACCCAGAACCTGAACCGGAGCCAGCCCCCACAGCTACACAGATTCTGTCGTCATTCTCAGGAGGAGCTACTGTGGATCCTGCACTCCTTAAGAAGCAAAATTCCAGAGAACCTGCAACGCCCCTTGAAGAAGCGATGTCAGGGATTCTAGTGAATGCCCTAGGTACCAAGCTGGAGGAGGCGGTTAAGAACTTGGGTTTAACCAAAGAGGCGATGGAGGCCATGATCAGGCAAGTCTTCAGCGAGGCGGCCCTACCGACAGTCAGGCAGATTCCGATCACCACAGCAGGTGAACCGACTTTGAAGATGGTACATGCCAATTTCGAGGATGCTGAATTTTGGATGAAGTACGGCCATAGTGTTTATCTAAATGGACCATCAGGAAGCGGGAAAACAGTAGCAGCAACCCAGTTGGCAGAGCTTTTTGAGACGGAACTGACAATTATTTCTTGCCATGGAGAAATGACTGTCTATGACCTTACGGGGTTTGTAGACGGTCACGGAAAATTTAATGAAACGGAGTTTTACAAAGCCTGGAGAGATGGAAATATCATTCTCATGGATGAGGTGGACAAAGCGCCAGGTGAAGTCAATGTTCTTCTCAATGCAGCCTTGGCTCAAGGAACAATCACCTTCCCCGTAGGAACTATTTTCAAGAAGAACAGCACCAAGTTGATCTTCACGGGAAATACCAAAATGAGTGGGGCTGACGCCATCTACTCAGCAGGACAGAGACAAGACGGCTCGTTCTCAAACAGGATGATTTCAATAGAGTGGCCGTTTGATGAGGCCCTGGAAAGGGCATTATCCGAGGAATCTTGCAAAAGCACAGGAGGGACAGCAGAAGAAGGCAAGGAATGTCACCAGAAAATCATGAGAATCCGGGAAACGATCGATGAATTGGGAATGTCCTATGTGGTTGGTCAGCGGCAATCCATGATGTATGCCAAAGCGATTGGGGCCGGGCGCGAAAAGGGCAAGGCCATCCAGGAGGTGGTGTACGGATGGATGGACCAAAACGATGCTAAGAGAATCGAGGAGGTCCTTTCTAAATGAAAATCGGGAAAAATACCTGGAAAAAAGTCCCAGGAATGCCAGCAGGAAACGCCTATTACTGCATCTTCGGCTCAACAGACGATCTCTGGCATGTCGGGGATGCGGAGCTGGAAACCCTTGAATCCATCAATCGCGACTCACGCAATACCGGGAACAAAGGCTGGTGCGGAACCGAATCATGGGAAGAAGCCTATGATCTGGGTGCGCTACGGGGCTGGCCGGACGGAGCCAGAAAGATGCGTGAGATGCGGTCGCGAATTAACGCACTCCACCTGTCCTTGCTTGGCTCAAGACGCAAAAAAATCATTAAGCCAGTCGGGTCTAGAGTCCATATACCAAGGTTCGTGGCAGGGGATCACAACCACATGTTCCGGTACAAAAAACGCCGGACAGGAGACGGAACCCACGTCAGGTTCGGTGTCGAATGCGGTATGTTGGGCTTCGTCTCAGCAGAACAGGCGGCCAATAGGGGCATTGCTGTGGCAGCGCTTCTTAAAGTGGTTGAAGATACGGGGATTTCGGTAGATCTGATTGCCCTTCATACTGCTTCCTGTAAGGGCGGAATAATGACATGTGCTCATCGAGTCAAGAAGGCTGGTTCCTATATGAATGACGAAAGAATTGCCATGGCTCTAGCTCATCCATCAACACATCGCAGAGGGGCTTTTGCAATCCGAGAATTATGGGATGATGAATTTGAGAAAATGGTCGGAAATGGATATGGAAGCACAAGGCCTACACCAGCGGAAGTTCTCAAGCAGATGGGTATTGATCACCACATTACCACAATTCATGCGGATTCGATGAATTGGGGTAGTCCCTCCGATAAAGAAATAGTGGGGTGGGTTCTCAGACAATTCGAAGCAATCTGCACAGCCAAGGACATTAGGGCAATCTAAGGAGGACGAAATGTCGGAAAAAAACGAAAGACTGATCGAGGCGATGCGTAAATATGGAATGCTGACCAATAACCTGGCCGCCCTCATAATGGCCAGGACTTCCAATGATGAACAGATGGAAACTGCTATGAGAATCGCTTATAAGCTTCATCAAATGATGTTCCATATGGTTGAAGAAGAAAATAGAGAAGAGGCCTTAAAAAATCTGGGAGAAGTCATGGAGATGATCCCAAATCACGGAACCGTAGCAGCAGCTTGGTTTTTGGTTGGTTCGGTAATGGCCCATACAATGTCGAATCCAGAGATTTGGGAGGATCAGGACCAGGATCAATTTGACGATGAGGCAATGGACCTTCCGGCTGAAGATCTGATAATCAATTTAATTGAAGATATTAGAAAGGGGTTGAAAGATGATGGAGATAAAGAGTAGTGACCCCAAGCTTCAAAAGGCTCTCAATGCCTTTACTGATTTGACCCCAGATCAAATGTCGGAGTTTTACAAAAAAATCTCAACTGCTCTTTCTGGAGAAGTCACGGCCTGTATGAACATGATGGTTCCTGAGGAATATCAGGCTTTTGACCCCTTAAAAGTTGCTGTAGTGGGCTTAAAACTTAAAATGAAGCAAGCTACCGAAACCAAGAAATCTCATCCAGCTGATGGAATAATTGACCTCTTGAAAATATCCAGAGGAATGACAATTCCAGAATTTAGCGTGGTTCTCATAGGAATTACAGGATCAGTAATGGAATATTGGTGTCATGAATTAGGCCTAGTAACCGGAGAAAAGCCTGAAGATCAAGAAATGATGATCAGATTTTATAGAGCAGTGATCATTGCAAGGACAATCAGAGCAAAGGCTCATGTCAAACAAATAGAAAAAGGGAAAGAAGATGGGTAACATCAAGATTGGCAATTATGCCGAAGGCCGCCCAAATCCAATGACAGTTACAGTAGAATGGGACGGGGTAACTATGTTTTGGAGCAATACGACAATGATTGGTTGTAAATTTGAAGAAAAGCTCCACATCAACCTAGTACCTCAAGGGGCAGAAATCTCGACTCATAGGGCTATGATGAAAAGAAAGGAAAAAGGGACCCAGAAGATCTATTACAACATCCAAGAGGATTTCAACGGAAAGGTCAGCCAAATCCTTTCCCGGGCCCTAAGGACCCTAAGGACAAGACAAAATTCCGATTGATTGAGCCTGATCAATCTGATAGGATCAAAGAGCGCGAGCACCACCTAGACAAACATCAAGGAAAACAATCAACCAGAGGGGGTGAAACATGAAGCAGCGCATAATCACCATTTGGGTCAAGACCCAGATCTTCTGGATCTTGATTCCGGTGGCCATCGCGATCTACCTGGCAGCGACCAACAATAGTCCCTCCGGGTGGTTGGATGGAACGGATGTCGCTCCCTAGCGACAGCTCTCACGACTGCATAACTGGGACAGCGCATCTTCCAGATAAGTCGTGAGCAGGGGAGGCCTGCGGGCCTCCCCTTTTTTTGCCTAGGATTCCTGAGAATTTGAAATGGGGGAATTGTCCAGGGCTTCCTGCCGGTTCGCCAGGATTTTGGCAGCATGCCAGATACAATGCATGGAGGCCTGTTCTGCCATCTTGGAGATGTTGATCTGGCCTTCCCCCAAAATGAGGTTCTTGGCTTCGTTGACAATAGTCGGATCGACTATGGCCATCGGGAACTGGACAGAGATTTCGTGTTCAGAAAGTTGGGAACCGTCATCATCGAACACAGCTGCCTTAAATTCGAATTTCATCATGAGCCTTCCTTTTTTTCTTGAACTGCCAAGCTAAATTTCCCTGCGGCCTCAGATTAGATCCTTGACATAAAAAATGCAAGAAAAATTTGAGGGGCCACATTCCGGGCCTAGGAGACCCAGTTTAGGCACCCAGAATGGGCCCCAATATCTATCGGACGTCCCAGGTGTGGGATTCGCCATGGAATACTGCACGAAGGTAGCCCGTCCGTCCATGCCTGTTTTTGGGAACAACCAGCTCATCGGAGCCGCCATCCCGGTGGAGAAGGATGGCGCAGTGGGCATATTCCTCGAAGGCTCCAGAATGCTTGAAATTGGCCATGGTGGGACGCTGGCCTTCGGCGGCACGGTTGGCCTGGGTCAGAAGGACCACAGGAAGCCCCAGATCGGCCGTCATGGCCTCGAAGTCGTTGAGCATGTCCTCGGTCGCCACCGTGTACGAACGTCGTCCAGAGGCGTCGTCACGCGCTATACGGGACGCCTGGTCAACGATGACAACCTGCTTTTCGAACTTCCTGGCCACGCCTAGGGTATATTCTGCGATTTTTTGCACTGAGAGCTTCCGGTTGTGCAGGCAGGTGAACTTCCACTCCTTGAGTTGGTATTGCATCCAGTCACCAGCCTCAGATAGCCTTTCTCTCTCGTGCTGTTTCGGCTCACGACCATTGGGGAAGATGGCTGTACCACCAGCCCTGGCTTCCACGATTTGGTCCTGGATCTCCCAATGCTCAAGCTCAGTCGAGAAATAAACCACCTGAACAGCCCCATTGTTAGAACCCAGAATCCCGGAACTCAGGCTCGTCCCAAAGCTGGTCTTGCCCGACCCTGGCCTTCCTCCCACTACGTACAGCTTCCCGGGATGCAGCCCCCGGATCATGTCGTCCATCGTCTCCCAGCCCGTGTGAATCCCAATCCGATGGGCCACTGGCAAATTGATCCGAGTTTTCAGGTCGTCCCTGTACATCCTCGCGCTCCTTCCTGAGGATTTCGGACATGTCCGGCATTTCCTCGCGATCGGGGGAATTCTTGGCGGCTTCAAGGAATCCCTCGAAGCGCTCCTTGCGGATCAGGCTTTCCGGGGTCTGGGCCCATTCCGGATTGCCATGAAGACGGAACCTGGCTACGGCAACGATGTCCTCGGGGGTATGACCCATGTCCAAAATTCTCTTGACGGCTGTGCGGTTGGAAAAATTTGGACCCACATTTTTGCCCTTGACCTGGTTGAAAGCTAGACACAGTTCCCGGGCCGCCAGTTCCACCCGGTCAGGGCTTTCTTTTAGTATTTTCTTTCTCTGTATCTGTATCTGTCGTGACTTTCCGCGTGACATGTCACGCTCATTGTCACGGACACGTTGAGCGCGTTTTCTCTTGGCCTCAGGACTTATCTGACTGTCATCAAAGCCGATAACATTTCCGGCCTGGTCTAAAAGCCCAGCTGCAACAAGGTTTTTCCGGATAGTTTTCCACCTGCGGAGAGATACGTTTACCGACCCGCTTACAGGGTGGTTTACAGCAGCTTTCAGCCCCTTCTTCTGGAGCATGAGACAGACGACGAAGGCCCATCGATGTTCATTATCAGGAAGGGATGCCATTTTCTGAGAGAGCAAAAGAGAGGTGTGGACTTTGACCCAACAATCTGAGTGGTTCATGGATCCTCCTGATCCCCCAGGGAAATGGCGGGGGTCGGGCGGAGGATCAAAGCCCGACCCCCTAGCCAGAGTGGCGGCTCTGGCTACTCCCCTCAGAAGAGGGAGTTCAAATCGATACCAAGGTTCTCCGCCAAGAGGTCCTTGGCCAGGGCGCGGGCCTCGCGGACACGCCTGGTCTTCCTGAGAATATCGGCCGTAGTGGCAAGCCCGGGTGGCGGGTAGACAGCCCCCAGGACAGCAGCCCAGTCTTCATGCCGGACCAAATGATATTTTGCCACCTGCATGAGGTCCATGCGATGGGCCTCAATCAATTTCAATCTGGGGAGAAGTCCGGTCGGCGGTGTACCCAAGGGCTGGCCCCCTTTCGGAAGAAGAAACTACCCGGAAGGATATACTTCAGGTTAGCAGCAAGCTGAAAGAAGTCAAGGATAAGTTTTGGCTTCCCGTATTCCAGCTTCGTGATCTCGCCCGCATCCTCAAGTTCCTCAAGGGTTTCTCTTGACCAACTTTTTTCGCCGACATCCATGGCATTGAGTATGACAAATCCTGGGATTCCGTAGAGCAGATCCTGATTGGCGGTCTGTCCTCTCATCCTGAGAATGATTCCTGTGATGCAGCAGTCCTCCGTGAGGTCCCTCATCCTCTTGACCTGCAACGGCTTGATCATCTTGAAGCTGAACCTGTCAGCCCCACAGTCCTTGGCGTCGAATTCGATGTGGATGCCATGTTTGGGACCGGCAAAGTCCAGCACCCCATGTGAAGAGAAAACCACCAAGAACTGGCCCTTGCCCAGGAACTTGAGCACCCTCACGGGTGGCTCGGTCTTGACCACCAGCCTACACTTGGCCGACCAGAGCCAGTCCTCCACGATCTTCTCGAAGCCGCCACCTTTTTTCAAAATTTCCCCTTGACGAAAAGAAGCAACTTGAATATCATCTCAGAACACTACCACAAGGAGGAAGTCGTGGCAATCCCGAAGCTAGATCCTACCGCCAGAAAGGTGCTCTATCTCAAGGTCAATGAGCGCTTCATCGGGGCCAAGGAAAGGATGGCCCGCGTAGAGGCCGCCATTAAGTACAACGGCTACAAGAGCTTCAATAAGTTTTGTCTGCGCAACGGGATGTACCCGGCTTCCGTGAAAAAGGCCATGCAATCTCCCCGCCCATCCATCATCAGCCTCTACAAGCTGGCGGTGGCCCTGGGCTGCAGCCTTGCCTACCTAACGGAAAAGGACTTCACCGATGAATAAGTTCCAGGACAGGCACAAGTACCTGGGGGCGAGTGAGATTGGTCAAGCGCTCTCACTGAGTCGCTACGGCACAGCCAGGGAGCTCTGGGAGCAGAAAACCCTCCGCGCTGGCCCGCCTCCACATCTGAGCATCTTCGAGCGTGGCCACTTCATGGAGTCGGCCATGGTGGAGATTCTGGAGAAGAAATATGGGATCCCGGTGTCCGACAGGCAGCTGGAATGCATCTGCCCGGACAGAGACTGGATCCGGAGCCATCTGGACGGGAAGATCCCCCAGGATTCCCCCCATATCGGCTCCTGCAGGCCAGTTGACCAGGTCGGCATGGGCATCGTGGAGTTCAAGGCCCCGGGCCACAACTCCCTGCGCTCCTACGACCAGGACGGGATCCCTGCCTACTACATCATGCAGATGCACTTCAACATGTACAACGCCGGAGCCACATGGGGCCTCTTCGTGGCCATGGATTATGAGAACTGGGACATCATCGCCATCCCCATGCAGCTGGACAAGGACCTGGTGCTGGGTTCCCTACCCTTCCTCGATGCCTTCTGGGCCTGCGTCCAGCAGGACGTCAGTCCGACAGAGAAGAACCCGTCGCCTCGGCCCATCGGGCCGGGCAGGGAGTCTTCGGCCCCCCTGGAATGCTCCAGCGACATGGCCGTCATGCTGCAGATTGCGGAGCTTGCCAAGAAGAACGCCGAAGATGCCTTCGATATAGTACGGGGCAAGATCCAGAATGACATGACCCTCAAGGACCACGACCACATCATCTATCGGCACAAGGGGGTGTCCGCAGATGTGCGGTGGAGCCTGACCAAGCCCAGGCAAACCATAGACGGCAAGAAGCTGCGTGACTGGACCAGAATGCTGGTCAAGGCAGTGCTGCAGGGAAATAATTCCTTGACAAATGAACTGGCCAGGAAGTATGATGACAACATCTTCACCAAGACGTCAGCCCAGAGCAGGCGATTCAGCTTCAAAATAAAGGAGGACTGACATGTCCGAACCTGCACCCATCTCCCTGAACCAGAACCAGTTCGTAGTCCTGAGGGAGTACAGTGAAATGGGCAACGAATATCTGAACAACGACAGGCTGGCCGAAAAGATCGGCTGCCATGTCGGCTCCCTGCGCTCTACCATCAGCGAACTCAAGGAGATGGGGCTGCTCATCGGGGACAAGAAGATCGGCATGACCCCCCAGGGGGCGGAGATCTATCACCAGGCCGTCGAGGTCCTGCGGCAGAGGGCGATGTCTTCAGCGGCAGATCCCTCCGCGGCGGTGACCCAGCAGCCGCCCACTAACCAGCCCGCGCCGCTGCCCCACCGGGACGACCCGGCCAAGCTCTCTGAGATCGTGGCCCAGAGCTTCAACGTGGACCCCGGCAAACTGTGGAACGTCATCAAGCGTAACGTGATCACCGGCGAAAACGTCACCGACGAGGAAGTAATGCAGGTGCTGAGCGTCATGCACAAGTACCAGCTTGACCCTTTCGTCAAGCAGGTCTACGCCTTCCGCCACCGCCAGAAGCTGCAGATCCATGTCGCCATCGACGGGTGGATTGCCATCGCCAACCGCAACCCGAACTTCCAGGGCGTGGAGTACGAGTTCCCCAGCGAGATGGTCGATGCCCCGTCCGGAGGCCGCAAGTGCTGGCCCTGGGTAAAGGCCATCTGCCATGTCAGAGGTCGCAAGCCCACCGTGGTCTATGCCTTCCTTGAAGAGTGGTTCGTCGGAAACTCGGACAACTGGAAAGAACGCCCGGCCTACCGCCTGCAGAAGAAGGCCTACACCATGAGCGTGCGCGAGGGCCTTGGCATCGCCCTCTACGACGACATGGACAGGGATGTTATCGAGCAGGACTTCCACAAGATCGCCCCGGTCACGCATGGCGCGGGCAGAATCGAGGGAACCGTCGGCCTGCTGGACGAGATCGAGCGGGTCGGCATGGAGACCTCCGGAGACCCCATGGACTACATCAGCCAGCTGGACAAGGAATTCGACAGCCAGGGCCAGGAAGAGACCCAGGAGGAACAGCAGTGAGCAGTGTCTTCTCCATCACGGGCAGGTTCTACGGGCAGACCAAGAGCAACATTAGGCGAGGCGAGCCCGTCAGGGGCGCTACCCCCATGGTGGCTTTCACCGTGGGTGAGTACAACTCATGGCGCAAGGAAATGTACTACTACAGATGCATCGCCTTCGACAAGACAGCCTACAGGATCATGAGGTACTTCACGCCGAAGCGCTGCGTCACGGTCAGCGGCAGGCTGGGAAACAACACCTTCAAGAAGCAAGGGGAAGAGAAGGAATTCCGCAGCGTCCAGTTCATCGTAAGTACCGTGGATTTCCCCAGTGATGGCGATGGTGTCACCCCCATCGCTCAGGCCCGCAAAAATGACCTTGACTCGGCCAGGGATTCAATAGAGGGTGACAGAGAGATCGATCGGTTCATGGAAGAGAACCCGGAGCCATCGGCAGTGCCCGACGACCCAGACGACCTGCCATTCTAGGAAGGAGCCCGGATGCTGGCACTCAGTAGAAACGTAGGAGAGAAGATCATCCTATCGACCAGTGACGGAGAAGTCGAGATATGTTTGATTCAGGTGAACAGCATGACGCAGGCCTCGATCGGGATCAGGGCACCGCGAATGATCCAGATCGCGAGAGAAGAATTGGTGAGGCATGTGGACTCGACGACAACTTCTCCAGGCAGAGGCGCTGGCAAATAGTAATGGTGGCCCAGGGGCGCTGCGCCAGGTGCGGCAGGGTCCGTGACGGTGAGAACAAAAACTACTGCGAGGCATGCAGGATCAGTGTGAACGTGGCAAGCAGAGAGCGGCAGAGGAAAAAGCTCGACGCCAAGACAAGGTACACCGGGGCGGAGAGCTACAAGAGGTCCGGCGGTTCTGAGGAATAGGGAACCTCTCCCTCTTCGGATACCGACACCCGCCGGGCGGTGGCGGGGTCAATTCGGGCCCCGCCATTTTCCTACGAACCGGCCAAGGGCATCGATGAGGGGGACGACAGCAAATTTCATAAGGATAATGACGACAGCTATATAGAGTACCCATTCTCCATATGTCTTGACAACTTTCTGGAAAACCTCCCAGCAGGAATTTAAATCCCAGGACTCCATCAGAACAGGTTCCAGTTGCTGCCGTCGCAGATTATCCTGATGACGTCGTACTGAGAACTGAGAACCTGTGTCGTCGCGCCGTCCAGCGCCTCGCTTCCATTGCCGTCCACGGTCACGGTATTACTGCCGGAGTCGATCTTCTTGATGACATAGACCCTTCCGGTGACTCCACTGGCCGCGGGCAGGTTCACCGTGATGTTGTTGCTGGTGGCGTCGCACATGAGGAAGGTGTTGGCCCCGGCGTTCACCGAGGCGCTGGTCTCCGTGGACAGGGAAAAAGAGGTATTCCCGTCCATGAAGGTTTCTCCATCGACCTCCAGGGATTCCTCGAAATAGCCCTCGCCGGTGTTGTTGAGCGGATCTATGTGAGTTGGGGAAAGGGCGTTCGGGGTGGCCACGCTGGACGAGGTCGCAAATAGTGAGGACTGCTTGAGAAGGGCGTGCCCAGTGGAGCGCAGGCCCATCCTCTTGTCCTTGGGCGTGCCCCCAAGTCCAGAGATGACAGCCTCCAGCCCCACGATGGCGCTATGTGTGTTGCCACTCAGATCGTATCCGTAACCCTGAACGCCAACGAGTTCACCTGAGGCACCGGAAACACCAGCAGCGTAACCCTTGTATCCGATTCCGTTGGCCGTACCGGAAACAATGGCCTCCGAGTATACGCAGGCCTGGACCCCCGAAGTGGCCGCGCTCTCCAGCCTGACATGCATGATGCCAGCGGAGTCATCCTGTCCGGTGTTCGTTCCCGTGACGAGCAGATAGAACGGCTTCTCGTTCGCCGGGGTGGTCCGTTTGACGCCAGACGTGTCAATGACCGCATTGAAGGCCATCGTCTTGAGCGACGACGAAGCACTGGTGCCGTTATCGATCACGCTGAGGTCGTAGTCGAAACCGTGAACCGCGCCAAGGGCAAGCGAGGAAGAGGCCAAAGTGAGAGCGGCTCCCCCCACGAAACCGTTGAGTCCGGTAGCGGTCCAGACCCCGGAGATGCTCAGGTTGTGCTGGGCCAGATAGAGGTCGATGGCCGCCGTCTCGTCGGTGTTGGTAGCTGAGAACGTCAGGGCGTCCACGTCTCCAGCAAAACTCGGGCTGTCCACTACGCTGACGATGTCGGACGAGAAATCCGTGCTGTCGATGTTGGTGCCAGCGGACAGGGTATCCTGCTTGGCGTTCAGGGCCGTCTGGGTGGCCGTGGAGACAGGCAGCTGGCTGATGTTGCACCAGGCCTTGGTCCCCGCCGTGCCAGCGTCCTCGAACAGGATGACGTCCCCGCCCACTGGCGATCGAGGCGTAAATGAGATGAAGTCATTGGCTGTTCTGTATAGCTGAGCAGCATTGGCGACGCTGCCGAGGCCCACCTGGTTCTTGTTGACCGAGTGAGGGTTGGCGAAGTTAGTCACATGGCCATCGAGCTGGACGTGGGTGTAGACCCCGATGTCTGTCAGGGCCGTGTGGCTATGTGTGTGGGAAGTATCTGAAGCCCCGATCATCGCTGGGGTTATCCCATGCGGATTGCCAGAGGTAATAGATACGTGGGCGGCAGCGTCGGAGATGTCCGTCATCGGCATCCCGGTGTCTTTGATCAGCTTGCCGGTGGTGCCGTTGAAGGCCGCGACGTGGTTGTGGACAGAAGAGGCAGGGCCTGAAACATCTCCGGTGGTGCCCACCCCGCCGATGATGATGTTCCCAACCTGAGAACCGATGATTAGCTTCTGGGTGTCGGTGGTCCAGCCAAGCCTGCCGTCGAAGAGCACAGGCATGGCTGCTTCTGTGCGCTTGAGAACGGCCCAATGGGCCGTCTCTTCCCTGGATAGCCTGCCGCTGAAGTCACCCACGGGCGGCCCCTATCCGTAGTCCCCGCTGAGCCACTTATAATCCCAGGCGTCGGAATCGTTCTTGAACACGGTGACGTTGAAGATGGAATCGCCGCTGATGCTGCGGGACTTAGAGCAGATAACCGCTGAACCATCAATGGGGGCGTGCTTGACCTGGATGGTGTTTGTGTTGGCCCCGGTTGACTGGGGGCGCAGGCGAATGAAATAGGCCTCGCCGCGGCGGATGTCATTCAGAGGGGGCAAAGACAGGCCCATGGCCGTTCCCGGGCTTCCGGTGTAGTCGTTGTCCATGAAGACCTGGGGCATGGCCGTAGGGTGGTCATCGAGCCCCAGGAGGACGGCGCTCCCGTCCACACTTTGCAGGAAGTCATAAGGTGAAGAGGGGATACCCTCCCAGATACATCTGATGCTCCAAGCCTTGGTTCCGGCCATGTCCACCACGGTGGCGATTACAGTCTCGTTGTTGCGGACACAGGCACCGTTCCATTTGTGGGTGCCGCCATAGACATAGATTGAGAACCTGTTTACCAGCCCCTGATAGGGGTGGATGAAGAACCTTTCGCCATTGTTGAAGGTAGAGGGGTCGTCCAGGGTGATATAGGCCAGGCCCAGGCTAACGCAAACGTCGTTGGGGGAACCGGCCGTGATGGTGTAGCTGGGCGTGGTGACCTCGACGTATCCAGTGACCCCGGATTCGAGCAAGTCCAGCCTGCCCTCGTGGTCGGCGATGGAGGTCTCCGCGGTGCTCATCCTCGACGTAAGAGAATTCACGTTGGTGGCGTTGGTCACCGTCCTGGTGTAATTGTCGTTGATCCCGTTCTCGATGATATTGTCGAGCTCCAGCGCGACCTGCGTGGCGTCGTTGGGCTGGTTGGGATAGATGCCCGACTTGTACAACCTGCTGATGCTACCCATTTTGCCTTATCCTCCTGGCGGCTTCGGCCGCTCTCTTCTGGGCGTCGTCTATACGCCTCTTGTACTCCATGACGGCGCGCTGGTAAAGCTCCGTCCTCTGCCGAGTGAGCTCCTTCACTTTTCTTTCCTTGACGGAGCTGCTATAGTAGCCATCGGAGATCTTTATCATCTCGATCGCGTTGGTGAGCATCTTTGCCTTGTCCACGAAGTCGGCCATGGGCTTGTACATGGAGGCCTCGCCCCCGCGGCGCTCCACGAAATCGACCAACCGCCGCTTGTCCCCCTTGGAGCGGAAGTAATCGATGGTGTTGCTTGCCTCTTCGGCGCGATGGAAAAGCTCGTAGAACTCGTCCGAGGTACTGCCGAAGGCCGTGGGGTCGGTGGAGAACAGACCCTTGGTGATGATGTTGCGGTTGTACCATTCCCCGTGCTCGAACTTGTTGCGCTCCATGGGCAGGACCTTCCCGGCCGCGTCCACCAGGATGGAGCCGCGCTCTCCGAAGGTCTGCCTGATCCAGAAGTCCAGCTTGGCTGGAGATAGGCCCCTGAAGCCGGTCTTGTCCAGGAGGAACTCTGACAACCAGACAGCCATGTCACTGGTGGAATCGCTGTACTGGAAGGTGGCCTGCACGTTCTCGCGCTCACCCTTTACGATCTTCCCGCCGACAAGCGGGTTGTAGTTGCGCCTGGCGTTGATGTAGGCGGAGACAGGGGGCAGGATGGTGTCGAGCCAGCCACCGATCTCCAAAGACCCGCCGTAGGCCTGCTGGTGGAACAGCGCGGCCCACTCCCTGGCCCCACGGGGATTGTCAGCGTACCAGTAGTCGAAGATCCGCTCCGGCAGGCTGGCAAAGATCATCCCGTAGTCGAAGGGCTTGGGAATCCTCATGATCGTATTGCCGATCTTGAACATCCAGAAGGCGTTCTTTTCCCAGTCAGACTTTTCTCGGTACCAGTCCTGGTCGTGGTTCAGGGCGTGCAGCAGCAGGGAGGGGACGGTCAGCATGACAAAGCCACGCATCGCGGTCCCCAGCCTGTCGCCGTTGGCGCTGAACATCGAGCGCATGACCTTATCGGTCCCGGCCAGGGAGGCGGTAAGGAAGGGCTGGAGCGAGTTCAGGGCCTTCATCTGAGACCCCGTGCGGGAGAAGTCGATGGTACCCTCGCGGCTCGCGAAGGCAGCCAATTGGGAGGTGAGGAGGTGGGCCCGGCCGGGATTCTGTTGCTCCATCTTCTCCAGGTGGGTGCGGTAGACCGCGAGCCTGGTGAGGAGCTCGGTATTCCTGCTGGCCGTGTTGACCAGGTCCAGCCCGACGGCGAAGGCAGTGGGCCACTTGCTGGGGTGAAGCACGAAATCCTTGGGGTTCCTGGAATTCATGACTCCCTCCACCCGCTTCTTTAACTCGTCGGGAGTGGTGGCCAGGAACTCGCTGAGGCCGCCACCGTGGAGCAGGAACCCGGTGTAGAACTCATCTTCGGTCATGAGGCTGTTGATGCCGCGGACCCAGTTCACCATGAAGCGCCCGAAGTCGGCTGGATTCCCGATCATGCCAGCCGAACCCACGGTGGCGCTCATGAAGTCGCGCATCAGGTTGAGAACCATAAACCGCGGAGTGCTGGTAGCGCCCTTCTTCAGCCACTGGCTGACCTGGCCAGCCTTCTTGAAGAAGTAGCTGAGGTTCTCCGACTTCAGGGAGGCGAACCCGGCCATCAGGTCTGGGGAAACCTGCATGATCCTGATCTCGCCATCTTCGAGATAGGCGATCATGTTGTCGCCCAGGTCCGATCCCGCGATATAGAGGCTCATCTCCAGCTCGGCCTGCGGATCCAGAATGTGCTGGGGGCTGGAGGGGTTGAGAAGCTGGTTGATCATGGCCTGCTTCTTCTCTTCCCTGATGCCGTAGAAGATGCGGCCGGTTTCCATGGCCTCGCCAACCCTGGCGCCTATTGTCCTGACGATCTGCGGGACGGAATTGGGCAGGATGGGAGCGCCGCCAGTAAGAACCTGGCGCAGCAGCACCGTGCCGGGGTCGATGTCCACCACGTAGCCCAAGTCACGGTTGCCGACGGTGTTCAGCATGTCCGCCAACCGTAGTTTGACGTAGTTCATGTAGCCCGCGTGGACGTACTTCACGGTGTTCTGGCTGATCGCTTCGACAGGGTGCATGATGTCGGGCTGGCGGCCCTCCCTCGTGTCGATTTCCATGAGCGGGCTGATGCCCTTGTCTATGTTGCGGCCGCGGTCCAGGCTGGTGCTCTTGTTCAGGTCTTCCGGATCGGCCGCGTACAGCGGGCTATAGAAGCTCCTGGAATTGAGGATGTTGTTCACTTCCTGCTGGGACTTGTTCCCCATCTCGCCCAGGAAGGTAACCATGGCATTGCTGAACTCATGGTACTGCTCAGCGGCGGTGCGCAAGTCGATGTCCTGGTGCAGGCCCCTGTAGACGGCTTCCCATTTGTCCAGGTAGGCCTCGATCTCCTGATCGGTTCCCTTGAACCCGGTCCAGCGCGGGCCCTGTGTAATATCACGGCCCGACAGGGCATAGATCCGCCTGGCGGTCATGTACAGCCCCAGTCGCTCGAACTTGACCGGATTCCCGAGGATGTTGTTCTCCTTGAGGATCTGCCGGATGCCCTTGTCGAAGATCACCTTGTTGCGGACGAAGGAGAAGACCCCCCTCTTGAAGAAGAGCTCGGCCACAGCACCCCAGCCCGTGGCGATGGTGCGCATGTTCAGGTAGTGGCTGATGCCGCGGTCGGCCATGGCCCCCGTGATGGCGTCCTCGTTGGTGAACCTCTCCTGGGTGACCTTGCTCATGTGCAGCCGGTCCAGGAACCAGGTGTAGAACTTGGAGAGGATCCTGGCCGGAGCGCTCTCCGGGTCGATCTTGGTGCGTCGGGCGGTCTGCTGCTCCTCGTACACTGCCTGGACGTGGGGGTTGTGGTCGATCTGCTCTGGAGCGCTGCCGTCTGAGCGTCCGGTCTTGTAATCCCCCCTGAGAACATCTCCGACGAAGCCCAGGACGCCGCGGGATTCGTAGCTGTCCGTTGAGGGGGACAGGGCGTCCAGCTCCTCGTGGATGGCGTGGGCCTGGGGCAGGTGACGCTGGAAGGTGGCAATGTCGCCGCGATCGCTGGCGGACTTGAGAATCTTGTTGACCGCCTCCAGCTTCCGGCGCAGCTCCGCGATCCTCTCCGGAACCCTTCCGTCGTACTTCTTGAGAACGGTAAGTTTTTTCTGGAGCTCTCGGGCCTTGGCCTCGTTGTACATCCGGCGGTTCTGTTCGCGCAGGGCGGCCTCGCGGGTGGCCACGACCTCCGGCGCGGGCTCCCCGCCGTCCGGCATGAGGTCGTCTACGGTGACCTGGTCCCCGCCCTTAAGACGGTTGACCCAGTCTCCATCGTTGAGCTCGTACTGCAATTGGCCCAGGAGGTTGTCCGACCTGGTGTCGTAGGACTCTGTTCTGGACCTGGTCTCCTTTAGGGCCCTCTCGGTCGAGGCCTTGCGCGAGACGGCCTCCGTCCTGGCCAGAGGCATCCCGTTCTTTTCGGCGGTGGCCCTGAACAGCTCATAGAGGTCGTTGAAGATGTAGATCTTCTCTTCACGCGAGGAGACCCCTGACTCTTCGGGGGTGGCTTCGGGGTGCAGCTGCTGGGCCAGAAGCTTGCCCAGAAGATTGGGGTCCATCTCTGTGACGATGTCTGGGTTATCCAGAACGCTATTGTCGATGTTGGTTCCGAACTGCTTGTTGAAGCCGTCGATGAGGGCTTCGGCCTCCCCGCGGCTGATGCCGTCGGTATAGGCCTGGTCGATCATCTGGTCCACCTCGGCCAGCGTGACTTCTAGCCCTTCTTGGATGCCCTTGGTGGGGCTCTGCGCCTCTTCCTCTACCGGAGGCAGCTCCCGCCCGGCCTGGACCTCCTCCTGCCTGATGTCCTCCTGGGCGACGCGCTCATTGCCAGGCAGGAAGCCGGTCTCGCGGCCCTGCTGGGCCTGCCGCTCTTCCTGGGAGTCGATCTCGTTGATGAGCTCGCGCAGCGAGACGATCTCCTCTTCCATGCGCTTGGCGGTCAGCTGGGCCTCGCGCATGGGGCTGGTGGTCTCCGATTCTAGTTCCTGGATGCGCTGCCTGGCCTTGGCTTTGTTGGAGAAGTATTCATCAAGTTCCACACGCTTGCCCAGGTCGGCGTCCATGTAGTCGATGGCGTAGATGGAGTCGCCGCTCTCCATGCCCAGCCAAACCACCCTGGCGTCAGGAACGCGGGCCCCATTGAGCAGCGTCTTCTCGGCGATGCGCCGCTTGCTCTTCAGGGTGGGGAATTCCTTGCGCCGGATGCGCTCCTTGAGGTCCTCAAGGGTCTGCACCCGGTCCTGCAGGTAGTTGCGGATAGTGTCCAGGTTCTCGGCCCCCACTACAGGCCCGCCCTTGGCCACCGCATCCCGAATGGCCTCCTTGAGCCCGGCCAGGGACATGGTGCTCTTGCCAATCCGGCCCAGAGCGAAGTTGCGCTGGGCCCTCCTAAGCTGGGCGGCATAGGTACTGGCGTTGGCCTTGCCGAACTTGCCGGGGAATCTGGCGATCTTGACGAGGTTCTTCCCATTGAGGGTCGCCCCATTCTCAATCTTCGCCTCGGTGGTCCCGAACACCGTGTAGCCAGATCCGTCTGGGTTCTTGGCCACAATGTATTCCTTGATGGCCTTGGACGGGGGCTGGGTCCTGGAAGCCTTCTCCAGATCCGCACGACGCTGGGCCTCAAGCCGGGGCTCGCGATTCCTAGTGGCAACCTCATTCAGCTTCTGAGCTGCAGCCTCCCTGGCAGCGATCCTATCCTGCAGGGCGTCGAAAGCGCGCTTGCCCTTGAAGGCCCTGATGCCCTTGGCCCTGGCCTTGGCCCTGGCGATGATTGAGTCCACCTCCTGCTTGATAGAGGCCCTGGACTCGGCATGGTCGATGTCGGCAATGTTGTCGTGCAGATAGTTTTCATCGAGCTGCTGGTTGACCTGGCTTTGGATTTCCAGCTCCAGTTCCTGCAGTCGCTTTTCAAGAACCTGGCCAGTAGACCCGGCTTCTCCTGGGCGGCGCACAAGGTTCCGGACAAAAGTCCTCAGCCAGTCCAGCAAGGTTCGCTTCTGCTGGTCGTTCAAATGGGCAAAGACCAGATTTCTGCCCTCTTGGGTGAGAAGCTGTTCGGCGATGATGTCCGCAAAGACCTCCCGAGGGATCTTTCCCGGGGCATATCGCTTTTCGACCTTGTCCTGAATGATCTCCTTGAGCTTGGGGTCTAGCCGATTGAAATTAGCCAACAGGTCTCTGACGATGGGGCGGAGATCCGTGTTCATTTCCAGGTGATGGCCGATTTCGTGGGACAAGACCCAGTCCAGGGGGTCAGCCGCTCCGAGATTGAGCAGGATCCGGTCCCTTTTGTAGACGCCCTGGGTATTGGTCGTGGCTCCTCTGGCCGTCCGCCCCACGAAGACCGGAATGCCCAGCTTGTTGGCCAGCTCAACGGCGGCGCGGAAACTTTCCCGCCCGGCCCTGGGCATACTTCTGAGCGTGGCCACCTGATCGGTAGCCGGTTCCATGCCGTGGGTAGCGAAATCTTCCTCTGATCCTGGCTCGATGGGCCTGCCGGTCTTCCTTTCCATCGCCCTGGCCTTGGCATCGGCCACCTGTCGGGGCGTGTAGACAGGCTCGCCGTTGGGCCCCTCGAACGGCTTGGGCAGTTCGGCCTCGATCTCCTGGGGGGTGGGGTACCTTTCTGGGTATTGCCGGGCCATTTCCTGGGTAAAGGAATCATTGCGCACGGATTCCAAGGTCACGGCCTCTTCCGGGCCCTGGGGTCGCCGGGGAGCCTGCTCTGTGGAAACAGGAGGAGTCTCTGGGGGCGGGATCTCCTCCCTCACGTTGGCAGGCTCCTCCGGCAGGGGGGCCTCCGTGCCCTCAGCAGCGGCCTCCGTGCCGGACGGGGTGGCAGTAGGCTCAGTGGTCGCGGTCCCCTCCTGGGGGCCGCCAGGGGCCTGCTCGGCCTCCTGGGAATACACGTCTTGGTAAGCCTGGAGGACGCCCTTGAGGGAAGGCAGGGCAGCGGCAGCTTCTTTCAGGAGGGGCTCAGGCATGGCATTTACCCGAGACAGCACGGCAACCCCAAGGGCGGTAAGCTCTTCCATGTCCTTGGGGATTTTGCCGTCATTCTTGTTGGCGATATCGATGATGGTCTTGATTCTTTTCTTGACGTCCTCCACCATCTGGGGGTTCTTCTCGAACTCCTCCTGGACCTTCCGCACCAGCATCTCATTGTGGACGGCGGACTTGAGAAGCTGAAGCCGCCTGGCCTCTTTCTGGAGGTCCTCCTGGGCCCCGACCAGGCCCTGGTCTTCTCCATTGAGATGCTTGGTAAGGGTCTCCAGGCGCTCGTTGACCTGGTCCATGGACTTGTCGAGCTCCTGGTCGCTCATCTGAGAGGCCGACAGCCCAGCGGACTGCTGGATGCTCTGGTCCGTGGCGTTGACGTCGTCGGGGTTGCCGAAGGTCTTGCGGTATCGGTCTTCGGCCTTCTTGATCCGCTTCTCATCGGCGATCTCGGAGGCCCCGTTGAGAACGCCGCCGACGATCGCCCCCAAGAGCATGTCCATGGGGTGGTTGGGCAGCAGCAGCTCACCCCAGCTGCGCTGGCCAAGGGCCGCATCTGAGATGTTGGACTGCATGTTCTCTTGGTAGCCCTCGCCGATGGCACCCATGGCAATCTTCACCCCCAGCGATCCAGGAATGGCGTAGGGGAGGTTGGTCACGCCGAGGACGGCCAGGTTTGACAGGAAGGTCTTGTTGGAGGCGGCCCAGGCTTCGTCTTCGGTCATGCCCTGGTCGATGGCCTGCTGGTAGACCCCACCGGCCTCCGTGGCGGCCTCCGATACCGTCATGCCGACATCGATGCCGACCATGGCCCCGACGGTGCGGCTGAACTTGTCAACCGCCTGCCCCTTGGCCAGGGCACTGGCGAGCCTGGTGGCCGTGGCCTTCCCCGCCATGCTGGCCATGACATTCCTGCCAACGGCCCAACCAACGCCGCCACCGATGGCCATGAAGGGCAATGTAGAACCAAACGCACCAGCCAATTGGGTCAAGAAGTCCGGATCCTGCACCTGAAAGTGCCGGTCGATGTAGGATGTACCGGCCAGGCTGCTGTTCAGCAAACCCGAGCCAAGGCCCATCTTTTCCCCGACCAGGCCCACGTAGGTCCCCGCCATGGTCACGCTCTTGGCCGCCCCGCCAATGAAAGCGTTCCACATGTCCTCGATCTGGCTGTTCGGTTCCTCGTCGAAAGCCTGCTCCAGGCCGTCGAAGAACTCCTTGCGGGTGGGCTCGTAGTGGGGGCCGTGCTGCTGTTTCAGGAGCTGTTCGTTCTTGGCGTACCACCCCATAGGGACCCGAACCCCCGCGGCCGAATCCTCCCAGATGTCGCTGGGATTCTTCTTGCCCACCTTGGCCGCCCGCTCCGAATAGGCCCGGCGCTCCGAAGGGGTGTTGTACACGGAAGGGTTGTCCTGGGTTGACCTCCCGCTGGTGCTCCTGAGAACGGATCCCTCGTGAGGGAAGAGGTAGCTGTCGTAGTCGTCCGGTGTTCCGCGCATTTTGTAATAATCTTCCAGGACCTGGTTGCGGTAGGCCAGGCCCCTTTCACCACTTCTGAGCTCCCCGGTATCCTTGAGCCACTTCTGGACGTTGCCCGGGCCATCGTGGTAAGCGGCTACCGCATACTTCACGTTTCCGCCGAACTGCTTGAGCATGTTGTGGATATAGGTGGCTCCAGCAAGGATGGCCTGGTCTGGATCGGCGGCGAACCGGGAGGCGTCGAACCCCATGGAGTCGGCCGTGCTGGGAAGAACCTGCATCAGGCCAACGGCCCCGGCCTCGCTCAGAGCGTTGGGGTTGCCCCTGCTCTCGTGGTACATGTGGCTGAGAATGAGCATGGGGTCCACGCCCGTGAGGTCCGCGGCCCGATTGATCCCATCATGCCACTTGTCCCAGAGCGGCTGCATCTTGGCAGGCAGCTGCTTGGGGGGCTCGGTCTCCATGGTCTTGGGGGGAGGAGTCTCGCCCGAATACCCGAACTCGTTCTCCTCGACCTTCTGGTCCTTGGGCACATAGCCGTAGAGAATGCCCATTATTTGACCTGCTTCCTTCCGAAGAGCAAGTCGGCCACTCCAGTGGCGGCCTTGTTGAGGCCCTTTTCGATGGGGCCCTTGGGGCCCAGCCACTCCGCAGTAGGCGGCACGAGGGTGTTCCAGGCCCTGGAAATGCCCTGCTCGATCGGGCCCTCCGGGCCCAGGAACCCGCTAACGCCGCCCTCCCGCTGGTATCGCTCCGGGGTGTCCGGCCCCGGGGTGATGGGGCTGGGCTTGCGGCCGCGCCTGCTGGGATGGGAAGTGATGATGCTGCTCTGGTTCTTCTCGATGAACCTGCTCATGTCGTCGAAGACCCCGTTCCACTCCTTGAAGCTGCTATAGGCCTCCGCTATAGCGTCCTTGCCGCGCCAGATGACCACCTTGTCGCCGTCCCGGACATAGGCCATCTCCGGCTCCTCGCCTGGATTCTGCGTGAACCTGATGTGCGGGTTGGCCCTGTACATGTCCTTGACGTCGGGTGGCCACATGGAGTCTGGCTCACGGCGCTGGCCCAGGAACTTCTGTTCGGCGGATCCAAGGCGCTGCTCCCAGTTTGAGCGGCCCCAGACTCCAGCATCCACCAGGACCTCGCTTAGCGGGGTGCCCTGGTGCAGGCTTTCGGTCATCCGGTACATCATGGCCCGGTAGATCAGGCCGTCCTCGCCCTCCAGGGTGGCGGAGAGATCAGCGTCTAGTCCCGCTTCGGTGTAGCCCATGAGGTTGTTCAGCCACTGGCGGGCCGAACCGATGTTGGCCCGGAACTGCTCGTCGGTGACCTGTCCCGTCTCCTGCCAGTCCTTGCGGGCGTTCATCAGCCGGTCCACGACCTTCTTGGATTCATCCTGGCTGATGCCCAGCTGGTCTCCGGTCTCGTAGATGGAATCTACCGCTTCCTGCATCAGGGCGGGATTCTTGAAGGCGGCCTCGATGCTGCCAGCGTTCTGGTAGAGGAAATCCAGGGCGTTGCCGTAGGCGGAGGTGCGCCAGAAGGCCTGCTTGGCCCCGTGCTCGGTGCCGTACTTGCGCAGGCCGACCACGCTGCCGATCAGCTGGCTGGCCCGCTTGCCCCTTTCTCTGGCCGCCCGCTGGACATCGTGGATGTCGGCCTTCTTGCCTAGGGTGGCGTCGCCTTCGCCGATGGTACGCTCCTGCTTGGTGGCAATATCCGACGCCCCAGCCCCGGTGTTCTCGATGGAGAACTGGGCGGGGATCGTGTCCCCTTCCTTGAGAACCGGGCCCTGGGCCGCGTAGGCTTGGTCCCAGTTGTGGGCTACTCCTCCGTAAGTTCCGTTGAGGAACTCGTCAGGGAGCAGGCGGTGGTCAACAGTTTTGGCCAGGTAGTCGATCTCCCGAACGATACCTTCCATTTCGGCTGGTCCGGCTGTTGGGATTCGTTTCTGAATGTCAGAAACCTGGCCCTGGATTCTGTCCTGCTGAAGATTGGCATCGTTGATTCCCTTCCGTTGGAATTCCAGCGCAGCCATGGCCTCGGCCTGCTGCTGCTTCTTGTAGGCGGTAGTGGCGTCCAGTCCGCCCGTGATACCGGCCAGGAATCCACCAGCTGTCAAGGCCATGTCGTCCTCCTAGGTCGGCATCCCAAGCGTCATGCTCGGGAGGACAGAGGCCTCGGCGGCAGGCAGCTTCTTGGGTACGCCGAAGATGGGGGCGGTGAAGGCACCCAGCCCCACCTGGCCCTGGTTGTACGCGCTCATGGGGTGGGTCAGACCGGTGGCTAGGACGCCAAGACCCTGCTGCAGGCCGGAAGACCCTGCCGCCTGGGCCGTAATCTGGCCAACACCCTGTCCCTGGTAGGTCTGGTTCACCAGCCCTCCCACGCCAAGAGCCGCCTGTAGGTTCTGGCCGTATCTGGACCCAGCCACCTGTTCGCCCATGGTCTCGCCCTGGAGGGCGGCCGCGTTCGCGGCCCTGGAGCCCGCCGCCGCCAGCTCGGCACGCTGGCTGTTGATGACAGAGGAGGGCCCTCCGCCCGATCTGGCGAACTGGGCCTGGACTTGGCCTTCCTGCTGGGCGAAGGCACGTTTGGTCTGGTCTATCAGGATCGAGCTATAGCGCTGCCCCAGCTGCTCTGCCAACGAATCCCGTGATCCAGGGTTGAGCCCGGCAAAGAGCCCGGGCATGGTCTTCATCGCCTCGGCAATGACCTTCTTCTGGGCAGGGGAGAGCTCCCGGATGCTCATGGTCTGCCTGCTCTCCCCGCCCCCGGTCAGCCCGGCGATCCCACCGGCGATGGCCCCAATGGGATTGCCCGTGGTGAGCAGCCCCCCGATGGCCCCGGTGATTCCGCCAAGGATTCCCATGGTTCCTCCTAGTCGTTGTGACCCTTGATGACGTCGTCGAACTCGTCCACGGCCTCCTCAAGGGCGAGGGCGATGGAAGACCCCTCCTCCACGGTGATGGTCCCATCCTCCACGGCCATCATGATCTTCTCGCCGACGTTGGCCAGGGCAAGCCCTGCCTCGCGGAGCTGCTCCGCATGGTCGCGGATGCTCACGACGTCACCCTCGGCGATCTTGACCTTGATCAGGCCAGCCAGGATAGGGATGTACTGAGCCACGGGGCCCAGCTTGGCCATCACCTTTTCCCACAGGTTGGTCAGGAAGCTCATTTTTGTACCTTCCGGTTCTTGGGGCGAAGCCCGTAGTAGATGGAATGACCCCAGGTGGCAGGAGCGCCGTTGAGAAGCGCGCCCTGCAGCAGCACCGCAGGATCCATGTGATGGCCCGTGAGGGCCTCGAATCCGGCCCCGATGACACCGGCGGCCAGAGGAGCGCCGTACTCGTGTACGGTAGAATTCTTGGATTTGCTGACGGTCTTCACGACTGCCGCGCCTCCAGCAGAGACGGCGATTCCCAGGAGTCGAGCGAGAATGTCATCCATTCCAGGGTCCTTTCTTGCTGGGGGCCTGCAGGTGGATGTGCGGTCCGGCCCCCACGTTATGATAGATGGCTGACCGCTTGCCACGGCCGTAGACGAAGCTCTGGCTCACTGCCTCGGCGAGCTCATTGGAACGAGCCACGCTGTAGATCCGCGACCGGAGGTCCACCCCGCGCCAATGCGAATGAACCGTGGGGTAGTATTCTATCCCCAGGCTCTCGCACAGGGCCTTCTGCTCCTCGTCGGAGCGGAAGACGTGGGTAATAACGATGCCGGAGTTGAAGCGGGTCATGCTGATGTGCTCAGCATACAGAACCAGGGGGACGACCATATAGCCTCCCTCGACCAGGTGCGCCCACTCCTCCCAGGCTTTCCTATCTTTGAACTGGACCATTCCTGTCGTTCTCCTCGCGTTGCCGGAGGTGGTCGATCTCCTCCCGGTTGTCCTTTATCATCTCGATATAGGCCGCGGCATTGACATTGTGCTGCTGCTGGATGGTGACCAACTGCCGCAATGAAGTTTCCACGGACTCAAGGGTGCGGCTGACGGTGGCGATGTTCGAGCTATTGCCCAGCACCTGGAGCTTCATCTCGCCTATCGCCTCCTCATTCCGCAGAGATCTGGCTTCCGTAACTTGATGTTTCACCGCCTGGGCCGCCAAAACGGCTATGAAGCCGATGATCATCACTGTAGTCTGAAGCCAGTCCCTCAGGCTCATCTGGGCGAATGCCTGCTTCACTTGGTTCAGTCTCCTGTAGGTAGTCTTGCCTGAGTAGCCCCAGAATTCTGATGTCCTCTGGGGCGCGGTTATACAGAGCGACTCCCTCACGTATCCGCCCTTCCGGTTTGAATCCAAGTGAGCATAATGCCCTCTTGGTCCTTGACCGTGTCGCTGGAAAAGCTGCAGTGATTCTCCGCACCATGAAGGTAGAGAACAACAGCTCCAGCAGTGGTTGCATGGCCTCCATGAACTGGTCGTCGAAGCCAGTCCGGAAGTACCTGGTGACTGGCACCAAGTCTAGCTGGGCCGACTCGCCTTCCACGACTCCGCTGATGAAGACGTTGGCCACCTCGTCTGCTCCATCGTAGATGATGAAATGGGAACCGCCAGTCGCCATGCTGGTGCAGACCGATGCCGCAAGCTCCAGGGAGGCAGGTAACAGCCTGTGGTGCTTGAGAATTTCGTAGATCCCCTCTGCCGAGGTCCCAGTCTGCTCCACTAGGTCCCACGTCATCGCGTACCTTTCCTGCTCGGTCCCAAGACAATCCCGGAGATGGACACCGGGAGGGAAGAACTTTCGGCTATGAGAAGCCTGAAGACTCTCCCGATACCTTCGGCTTCATAAACCACTAGGCCGCGCCCAGAGCCGTTCCAGTACCCGTTCTGCTGGAACCCGATCGAGGGCACGGGGTAGGGAGGATAGTCCTGGGGAGGCGGATCGGCGGGGTCTCCGGTTCCCTCCGGCAGCGCCTCCGGGTCACCAGACCACAGGCCCTGGTTCCAGAAGATGGTTTCGTTGGGCTGGGCCAGGTTTCCGCTCTGGGCTATGGGAAACTTCATTTCCCGCCAAGTCTCATCGTATTCCTCGCCGATGAAGATCTGGGACAGGCCGCTGCCGTCACGGCCATAGATGACCATGGCGGTGAGAATCCTCTTGTGCGAGGTCGGGGTCTCGATGTCGAACCACTTGGTCCGGTACCTCATGCCAATAGAGTAATACTCTGCCGGGTCTACCGGGTCGTCCGGTAATCCAGAAGAGGGATCCGCGTCCGCTTCCAAGACCTCGCCATCGGTAGAACCTCGATTCATCCTCCACACGCATCCGTCTTCCACCCTAATGCCGTATTCCTCCGATTGTCCAGTCAGGGGGTCTTCAATGGCCACGGTCTGGGCCATTTCGCAATACCGCCCCGACCACAGCGACCAGCGGCCCTTGGGGTCCGCACTTGTAGGGTAATAATACACCAGGCACTGGTTGTTGTCAGAGGATCCGGCCGCAGGGAAATGCCAGACAATGCGCTGCTTCCTGCGCTCGTGTCTGGCCTCGATCTTGCGGTTGTTCTCCTGGCTGAGGCTGTTGACAACCTCAATGATCTCCGCCGAAACGGATGAATCCATCAGGTCCTGGCTCTGGAAGGAGGGGCTGAGTCTCCTGGGCCCGTCGTAGCTCCAGAAATAGATGTCGTTGCCGATCTTGACCACGCTGGCATCGTTGACGGCACCTACCGCCAGCGCGTGCGAGATCCTGAAATATTCCCCGATCTCCCCGCCCCAGATCAGCGTCTTTCTGGTCTTGAAGACCACCGTGTTGCCAAGGAGTTCCCTGACGGCCACAACCCTGTCACCGTCGCCGCGCAGGGCGTAGAAATACCCGCCATCGGTAGAGGGGACCGTGACTGCCGCAGCCTCGTCCGTGGCGAAAACGTCGCTCTTCAGAAAATTGTATGGTACGCCGAGCTCACTGTAGTCGATGCGGTCCGGGTCCTTCTTGAACCCATAGGCAAACATCCGGGAGCCCAGGCCCTGGCCGATAACATGTAGGTGAGAGGGCCAGTCAGTGTCGCCGGGCGTCCCGCTATAGTCGGGCCATCCATTGCTGTCGATTCCAACGCCGTCAGGATCCACCCATCGTTCTGGGTAGCCGCGCACGCCGGTGCTTGTGCCGTACTGGCCAAGTGGCCATTTGGTGAAGCCGGAGGATGTAACCTTTTCGATGCTATACCACGTACTGCTGGCGGGTGACCAGCCCAAGTCGCCAACGAGCCTCTTCAGGTCCCCGTTGCGCAAATAGATATTGGTGGTGTCGATGACCTCCACCAAATAGTGGCCGTACAGCGGAAAATAGTTCCACTCGCCAGGAACGTCGGGGGAGAAGTCGACCTTGAGAATGTCACCATCCACCAAGCCATGGGTGGTGGTATAGGTGCCCTTGATATAGCCTGTGCCGCCCTCCACTACCCAATCCATGGTCTGGAAAGGTCCATCAGGAAGCGAGGTTACAGCGTAGTCTTCCCCCAGGAGTATGATCGGCTCATTCAGCTTGTCTGACAGATATAAGGCCTCCCCTTTGTACACCCAGGTGTCGGGGTCCGCTGGGTCAACCTCGTCCGTGAAGGAGGCCCCGGCGGAATCGGGCAGGAAGGCGGCCGTCCAGGTAGTTCCGATCAGGCCTAGAGATGGATGCACTGGCGGATTGTACATGTCGTACTTGATCATGGTGCCGCCGCGCATGGAGTACAGGAAGCTGTCCTGGTCAGCCATGCGATAGAGCCATTTTAGCATTTCTCCCGGGCCGCGATCGTTTCTGGTGGCCATGGGATTATAGGAGGCGTAGAGGTACTGGAGCCCGTCCCGCTTCCGCATGGTCGAGATTGGATCCAGGTCCACGTTGAGCATGTCAGGCGAATCGAAGTTCTCAATGAACAATTCGCTGACGTGGGTATTCAGCCCACCAAATACGATCTTGATCTGAGGATTTTCATCCTGGTGCTCAAGGGCCATAACTGGGACCCCACGGATTCAGATTGGTTCTCAGATGGGCGTAGGAGGACTCCGGATGCAGCTGGCGGTTGCGGTTCACCGCCAGGCGCAGCAGGGCCTCGCCGCGCTGCTCGTCCACCGAGAAGTCCGGATACTCGAAGGCCTGCTTGAAGTAGGCGTTGGCCAAGAAGAAAATCGTGTTGTTCAGATTGGGCGGCACAGGCAGGACGTCGTCCCCGGCCACCAGGCGCTTGAAGGCCACGTAGTATCCGAAGGTGAAGAAGATCGACTTGTTCCAGGTGTCCTCGTCTGGATATTGATCCTTGTCTGGCACCGGATAGACGAAGAAATGCGAGCCCCTGATGCCCCAGTACCTGGGGATGCCAAGGTGCAGACCCTCGTTGAAGAGCTGGGCCTGCCTCGTCAGATGGCTGATGTCCAGGCTCTGCAGAAATTCCGGCGTGGCATAGGCCAGATCAGGATACCGTTGGACGAGAGTCTCGTACTCGATGGGGCCAAGTCCGAACTGGTCGCCAGAATTCAGGGGGCCGCTCATGTGCCATTCGTAGTCCGCGGGCAGGGGAAACATGAATGTGCGATCCTCAAGCGTGAAACCGATCCACTTGATCCGCCAATCCCAGTGGGCCGCGGACCAGGCCCTGGACAGGGCACGGTTGATCGAGCTGGCCGCCACCAACCCGTGCTTGCTGGTGTCGTTCTCGATCGACTCCATGGGAATCGCGCCGTTGGACCGCATGATGTCCTGGGCCAATTCCAGGAAGGTGATATTGTTCGGCTGTCGCGCTAGAGCGGGGCCGGACAGTGAGAACCCCATGGCTACCTCCAGACAAAAGGGACCGCTTCGTCTTGGCGACGCGGCCCCTAGGATTCCTGTGCCGAACGGCTAGGCCGAGGGGATCAACGAGGTGCTGAACCTCGGGATCTTGTTCACGACCTTACTGACGCCTCCGGTCATGAGAGGGTTGGCCGTCCTGAAGTCCATCTCAACCTCTTCGAGCACCATGCACTCCAGGAGGTTGATGATTTCGGGCGGGACGTCCACCCAGACTCCGGTCTGGACGCGCCAATGCCTCTTGCCGTTCTGGAAAAACTGCCTCTCAGGGATGTCCTCGCCCGTCTTGTGAATCTTCAGGGACGCCCAGGTAGGCTGGTAGTTCCCGCTTGGATCCAGGCAGTAATGCCCAGGCTTGCCGATTTCCGGATTGACGAATCCTTCCGGGAGCGGCTTCCCGGCGATCACTTGGGACGCCTCCATCTCGTGTTCCGAGAGGGCGCTCTTCGCGGCCTTGGCCAGGCCCTTTTCATCGAGCCGTGTCTCTTTGCTCATTTCATCTCCAAGGTTTACGCCCTCCGGCGCTACTCTTCGGTGATCATCTTCCGCCGGATGTTGAAGTCAATGCGAACGGCGGTGCCGAGGCCGTCGGTGTCCGGAGACCAGATGCCGGTGTCCTCGAAGGCGGCACCAGGCTCTAGGATATAGGTCGTGTCCTGTTTTTCCGTAACCGGAGGGGTCCCGCCAGATCCGCCCACGGTTTTTACCGTAGGGATCTTGGTGCAGACAAAAACGTCCAGGACGTACCCGCTGGTCAGGGCCGTGGCCTTGGTGGACGGAATTTCGTTACCCACGACATAGGCGATTGACCCAGCGGCCAGGGACGTGGGCAAACTGGTGAAGAAGTAGGCGTTCTTGTCCAGAGTTCCCTTCTCTTGGGCCACACCTGAAACCCTGGTGTCGAACTCCCAGGGCAGTTCAAGCTGGGGCCAGGGGTCCACGGCATTGACCTCGTCTTGGGTGACGGACAGGCTGATGCTGATGGTGCCACCGGGCGGGACAGCGTCCAGGTCCACTCCGTTGGGACTGACGGTGAAAGCCATGTCTACCTCCAGACCACGAAGAAGGTGCCCTTGCCCGCGGTTTCGACCCCGCCAGTATAGCTGGTGCCGACCCACCCATAGGGAGTCCGATATCCACATTCCTTGGGACCGATGTTGAGAGAGACAACCCCGTCGAAGAAGCCTCCGCCAGCAAGGGGCAGGTAAGTAATGGTACCCGAATCAACCATCAGGAAATAGGAATCCCCCGTGAAGTCGTCCGGGTCATGGGTCAGAGCCGCGATGGGCATCCCGTCTATCCAGCGGTAGCGGTTGACCACCCCGGCCCCGTCATGCTTCCACATGTCCACCATCCGCGGATTGAAGCCGCACTGAATGGCGAAATCGGATGTTCCTACCGCGTTGATGCTGAAGCGGCCGGAGGCGAAGCAGCTCTGAAGCTGCAGCGCGTTTTGCTTGATCTCCACGTTGCCCGTGGCTACCGATTTGAAGGCCATTTCATCCTCCTATCGGTAGGCGACCCAGAACGAGACCTCGGCCGCGCCAAGCCACCCGTAGGGGATGACGAAGCCGTCCTCGCCTGGAACGTCGGTGGCGTCCGTTGGGTCAACCCCGTTGTGATAATAGGCACCGCCCGTGGCCGTGTAGCTCTTGGCCCCAGCCGTGGATACGGTGAAGAAGGAATTCCCGGAGGTGTCGCTTTCCGGCATTCCTTCGAACCAGATCTTCTCTTCCCCGTCAGCGCCGATCCAGGTGATTCCCCGCGGCCTGAACCCACAGGGCACGAAATAGTCGTCCGTGCCCACGGGGTTGTCCGCGGTGATCGTGCCGGAGGCGAAGCCGCCATACAGGTTGGCGCCCTTCCCGCTGTCGGAGATGCGTTCTGCCGAAACTACGAGAACCATTTCTATCTCCTATCGGAAGGCGGACCAGTACAGCCGGTCCGTGTTCGTCACCAGCGAAGCCGGAAGGGTGAACCCGGGCGCGATGGCCGGGGTGGGCGTTCCGGGGTCCTCTTCCAGTCCTTCGAAGACCTGGATGCTGGCCCCGGCTACGGTTCTGGCACCAGTAGTCGCGATGGCGATAGTGTTGTCAACGTAGGCCCCCGCGCTGTCGAGACTGATGCTCCAGAGGTAACCCTCCCCCTGCGCGGGAGTGCCCTCGGGGTCGGTGACGATGAAGCACTCCACCCGCGTGGGGATGAAGCCGAGCTCCACTTGTAGATCGGTCGAGCCGTCGCAGTCCACGTAGCCGGTCATGACCCCGAGGACGCCAGACCCACCGCTCTGGTTGTAGACGTAGGTGTTGGCCATTCCATTCTCCTTGGGTTGGGCCCCCCTCCGTAGAGGAGGGCCCAGTCATGCCTAGGCAGGCGTCAGGACGCCCTTGGCGTGCTCGATGCGGAACATCCAGGCGTCGTTGAGGATCAAGGCGGTTCCGGCGGCCTTCCAGCCGACGGTGTTCCGCTGCTCCAGGGGGTCGGTGTTGCCACCAGCCTGCTGGAGGATGACCCTGCCGCTGCCCCTCTGCAGGGGCACCACGCCATAGGCATTCCGGCCGAAGACCAGGGTGACGTAGACGTCGATGCTCCCAGCTCCGGCGCTCTCATGGATCTTGGTGTTGGTGGAGGTTACGAACCGCACGTTGCGGTACTTACCCACCTCGTTCTCCATCACCGATCCGGTCTGGCTGTACTGCTCGACGGGCACGAACAGGCCCGTCATGTAGCTCGTGCTGGGGTTGCGAATGGTCGAAGCCCCGGCGATGTCGAAGTTGTTGTACAGGTCCAGCTCGATGTCCGTGTGGATCAGGGCCCAGTAGCAGGGGGCCACGGGCCAGGTGTTGTTGCCGGTCGATCCGGGAATCATCGGCTTGAAGGGCTTGGCCTCTTCGCGCTTCAGGGTCTGGATCGCCTCGTCCATCGCGGCCGGGCAGAGAGAGCCCGCCACGGTAGAACGCGCCGTGGTGTCGGTTCCGTCGGCCTTGACGAAGTAGGCGGCGGACCCGATCACCAGGTATTCCCGGTAGACGGAGTCCATCGACTCGCCCATGGCCTCACCCAGGAGCTCGACGCTCTGCTGGATGATGGGATCGACGTGAGTCATGTCCACGAAGTCGGAGATGATGACGTAGTCACCATACTGCTTCACCGTGGCCTTGTAGTCGCGCTTGACCAGGCTGGTCCCGGTCGGGGTGACGCCCTCGGTCAGGGGGATGGTGTTCTGGGCCAGCTTCTCGTACCGGCGGAACACCATTGTCTGGCCCTGGCGTAGGCCGAGCGGGTACTGTTCCCCGAACATCTGGTGCATCAGATAGGGGTAGGCCCGCTTCAGGAGGGAGCGGTTGTAGACACCCTCAGTTACGCTGGGCAGCGTCACACTGAGGGCGGAGTTCGCCCCAGAACCAGGTGCGGCCTGGAGAAAACTAGTAGTGTGGATCTGGGTGGACATTGCCTTTTCCTCCGAGGCTAACGACGCCTAGTGCCTCCCATCTTCACTTTGTTGACGTAGGCGTCGAAATCTTCATCTGACAAGTCCCAGACATCCGCCTCCGTGGGGCCCTCTCCAGGGTCCCTGGCCGGGGGCGTATTGGGGTCGGCCGCATGGGCCATCCCGCTCATGTCGGAACTACCACGTCGGTCTTGCAACACGCGCCTGGCCAGAGCCTCGATACCGACCCGGGTATCGTATTCTGCCTGGACTTCCGGCGGGAGCTGCTCGTAGAGCTTCTGAACTTCGGGGAGGATCTCTTCGAATCCATCGACCCGCTGCCCGATGACCTTGATATTCTCGTCTCGCTCGACAGCCTCGGCCACGGGGCCGTAGCGGGTGGCGAATGCGCGTTCGATCAGGTCCCTCTGGGCTCCCAGGATCGGCATCAGTGCGTCCACCACGCCAGGGTCCACGTCGTCCGGCAGGTGCTTCTTGAGGAAATCCTCGTCGGAAAGCACCGGCTCTGGTTCGGTCGGCCTGCTGGCGTTGGCGACCCCGGAAATCATGGCCCGGATATCCTGATCCCGCTTCTCCTGCTCGGCGCGGAACTCCTGGCGGAGTACCTCGATGTCCGAGGGAGCCTTCTTCTGGGGCTCCTTGGGAATGGCGGGCTCGTTGCCCAGGCTACGGTCCAGGTCGCTGAATCTGTCCAATCCTGACATGCTCTAGCCTCCGTGTTTACGCCTCGGTAGGCGGTTGAGGACTGTTCGGCGACCGAAACTTCGATCTGCCGTGGATCCAGTCCCTGAATTCGGACAATGCCCTTCCCGCGCCAATCTGACTCGCCATCTTGCGCTCCCAGGCGGGATCGCTGATGGGGACATCCGCGTACGCGTTGTTGATCCGCTTCTCAAGCTCCGACAGGATTACCTTGGTGCCCTCGTAAGGCAACACCATCTGGATGGCTCTCGCCTCAGACTCGATCCTGTCAGGATCCAACATATTGCGCCGCCTCGGCGTTGCGGGACTGACCAGTCCCTGAGCCCACCAGCCCGAACTGGATCATCTGGTTGATGATGTCCATGGCGGTGGCCTCGTCATTGAAGATCTGGTCCGCGTTGCTGAAGCCCAGCTCCTCGTAGACCATCTTCAAGAGCTCCAGGACGTTCACAGCGGGCAGGGCCATGGGATTGCCCAGGACCAACTGCTGGAACATCATGAGATTCTCGGCCCGCTGCATCTGGTCTGCCGTGAACTTGGTGCCCTTTACCACGATGCCCCAGCCCATGCGGGCGGTCTGGGGGCTGACGGCGATCATGGCGGCGGAGCCTTTCTGGACACCGCGGACCATCTGCTCACGGCTCAGATACTGGGAATTGAGTTCTACCTGCTTGGTGATGATCTCCCAGAGCGCGGTCTCCTCGATGTGCTCGGCGATCTTGCCGATGTCGCTGCCGAGCATGCGGGCATCCAGCCTGGTCTTGGTGGCGGATTCCGAGGAGTCGCTGCTCAGGGGAGCCCCTGACTTGGTGATCATCTTGAATTCGTTCTTCAGCAGCGTGACATCCTGCATGGAGATCTGGATGCCCTGGAGGTCCTTCTGCAGGGGGACCAGGTTTTCGATATTGCCGACCCAGTGGATCTTGCTAGGGGCCGAGAAGATGTTGGGACTGATGAAACCGTCGTCCACCGCCTTGTACTCCGGATTCACGGCGTAATTGACGATGTCGATATTCTGGTTGGTCCGGGCGTTCACGAGGTCGGCTACCCCCAGCGCCATTTCGAGGGCTCCCACCCCATAAACCTGCCCCGGAACGTCACGGTAGGTGGCGAGCCCCACCGGGGCCTTCCCGGACCACAGGAAGGTCGGCTCGAACCGGATGAGCCGGGAATCGTTGGCTACGGTCGCTACGAAGGCCGTGAAGACCTCACGTCCGTCCGACATGGCGTACGGAATCTCCAGAGTTCCCCAGGCCTCCTTGATTTCCACCGCTTTGCCGGAGGGAACCTGGAGCCCGAAGGCGTCATAGGTATCGGTCATGTGTTCCTGGTCCCTGGAGATGCGGATCTCCCGCTCTTCCAGGCCCTGAACATTCTCATAGACAGAGTAGCCGAAATCGTTGCGCTGGGCCATGGCGATGATGGCCGAACGGGGAACGAAGGATCGCTTTATCATGACGGGGTGGTCGCGGTCGGGGGAGAATGGGTCCACCACGAAATTGAAGATGTCCCCGCACTGGAAGGTCGGTCCGGCGTAGGCCACGTTCTGGCCACCGGCCGGAGGCGGCTCAGGCATGGTCAGCTGGGGCTTGGGAGGAGGGGCTTGGCCCTTGATCGCGGCGGCCTGGGCGGCCATGCGCCACTCCTCCATGGCAGTCTGGTATTTCATCCACTCTTCCCGATGGATGATCTGCCACTCCTGCATAGCCGCCTGGAAGGCCGGATAGTCCACCGCCAGGTCCTGCCTCCACCCCATCTGGTAGGGGGCGTTGCCCACGATGGCCATCTGCTTCAGGAGCTTCTTGAACTCCCTCTTGAAGCGCATCTGTATGTGCTGGTTATAGATAAGGGCCTCCATCTCACTGGCGGCCACATCATCATATTCCAGCTTGCCGCTGACCGCTGGCTGCATGTCGATCCAGCGGCCATTGGGCATCAGCATGGACATCAGGGTGGATTCGAGGGTCTCGACGGCGTCGAAGGAGAGCGGAACGTACCGGGCGCTCCGTCTTTCCGTCTCCTTGCGGATGTCCCAGATGCGGGGAAAGTCGGACATGTAGGCCCGGACGCACTCCATCCACTTGGCCTCTTTGGTCTTGCGCATGTCCTTGAGCTCACGGAACCTGGTCGTGACGTACTCCACGACCTTCTGGTTCCCAACTCCCGGTATGATCATCCGCGTCCGGCCTTCAACAACCGCGTTATCTCTTGGACCCTCTTGTCGTAGTCCAGCAACTCGTCGGAAAGCTTCCACCTTCTGGTGATCCAGTCAAGCAGTTCTTTGTCGCCCTCCTCGTGAAACATGGCCGAGCTGCGCAACTCGCGCCGCTTCAGGTACTCACGGAGCCACCATTTGGCTCTCCATTCTTCGCCGAAGCGCCTGATGATCACGCCGTTGGCGTCCGCTATGACGAAAGGTGTGGATTTGAAAGATTTACGACGAAAGAACAGCAACGGCCACTCCGCCAGGACCTGCCTGGCCTCGGAGACCGGCTTCAGGCCAAGGTTTATCCGTTCTGCTGCATCCTGGGCGTGCTTGAGCCGATGACGGCTGGTGCGGACTTTTCCGCTGAGATCGGTGACCAGCCACCCTCCGCGGGGGTTCCTAACGACAACATGCTCACCATCCGCCATAAGGCAGATTTCCCGCGTTACGCCGGGTATCGTCGCCAAAGAAGCGATCGAGCTCCAGCAGCATGTTTCCGGTCTGCTGGCTCCTGTTGGGCATGATCATGTCGGCCAGCATGCCGCGCAGGGCGTCGTAGAGGTGGTCCTCGGCGTTCGAGTCCACATCCTCGGGATCGCGGGGGTCCAGGGGCACCGTGGACAGTGTGCGGATAAGGTGGGGGCAGCAATCCCATATCCTCAAGCGCGGCTTACCGTTAACCACCTGGAGGTACTTGTGGACAACCTGCTTCTGGATCTTCCTGCTGCCGGGTCCCTTGGGCCAGGGGGCCCAGCGCATCTTGGGTCCGCCCAGCATCTGGAAGATGGTGGTGCCGCCGTCCTGGGCCCAGCACTGGGGATCCAGCCAGGCCTTCTTCACATCCCAGCCGAAGCGCTTTTCGATCTCCTGGATCTTGTGCAGGACGACCTCGGGGGACTCCCGGCTGCCCTGGTTGACCTTGGGCCCCTGTCCGTAGAGCTCGTGGCAGATCTCCATGTCCCCATCGTAGTTGCCAAAGCCCCAGAGCCCTCCATACGGCCTCTCGTAACCCCAGTCCACGGACCTGATCATCCTGACGCCGCCCGGAACCTCCATTCTGCGGGGCATGACGTGGATATCGGGCCTGAATTCCGGAAATGCCGCCCCCGCGGCGATATTCCAGTCTCCGTCACGCAAGGCACGCCTTAGAATCGGATCCGCGATCCCGTCCAGCACGGATTCGTACATGGGATCGTTTTTCATCAGGATGAGATTGTCTTTCAGCTTCGCAGGTATGAATACCCTTTTGTAGGCCCGGCCCTTGGAATCCCGCACGTCGAAGGGCACCATGGGGTCCTGCACTCCGATCCGAAACCTGTCCTTGACCCAGTTGTGGCCCACGCCACCAGGGTTGGCTGTGAGCCTGACATAGGTGGGAGCCCCACGGCCAAGACCCTCAACTTCCTTCGGGGAGCGAAGACGAGTAATGAGGTACTCCAGTACCGCATCAGACGGCCACTGGGTCGCTTCGTCCATCCCAATCCAGCTGTACTGATGTCCCTGATGATCAATGACCTTGATGTCGTCATCGATGCTGCTCAACTTCAGCGTTGACAGGCCCTTGGCGGTATGGAAGAACCAGGTGCGGGAGCTCCTCTTGTACGACCCCGGCCCATAGTGGGGACTGAAGATCTCCAGACAGCGCTTCTCGATCTCCGCCAGCTGGGGGAACGAACGCCGACACAGGACCCCATGCCAACTACCACCGTATTGCTCGATACCGGCCGCAAAATCCCCGATGAGAGCATCGCTCTTGCCACCCCCGGCCGCCCCACCGTAAAGCACTTCCCGATAAGGACACAGCATGAACGCCGTCTGCGGCCCCGGCTGGGGCTTCCAGACGACCCTCTCCACAGCTTTCATCAGATGTCCTTGGGAATGCCCAAGATATAATAATTCTGGAGCAGGGTGGTCGCATCGGTCACAGAGAACTCCCCGGCCTCGTCACGCATGATCCAGTCCCCCTCCACCGCCACCTGCACCTGCTGATTCACATCCGTGACCTCCAGCGTGTTCCCGTTGATCGAGATCTTCCCATCGCCATAATCCACGATGGCCGCCACCGAAGTCGGATCCACCCTTACCACCCACACCCGGTCCGGCCTCGTCTGCAACGAATACAACTTCGCCATCATCCCCTCCAGGGCCTGGTAAAGGCCTCTTCGGCTTCCATGAGGCCCCGCCAATACCTCAGCAACTGATCCCCTGCCCAGAAATGACCACAACGCTGGCACTCGAACTTGTCAACGTACGCCACCACAAACCTCCTGCCGCCACAATTCGGACACTGCCAACCAGGATGACCCGCGCTCACCGCATCACCTTCCCCGTCTTGAAACCCATCCTACGACCCAAAATGACACTCTTGTGCTCACCAGCCGCCAACAAATTCGACCTCACCCGTACCCGACCCAGCCGATTCGAGAAACTCGGCATCGACCACGCCTTCCTCACACTCACCAAACCAGACGTCACACCACTGGCCCTCAATATGCTGCTCTTGAACCTCATCTCCACCTCCAAAGGCAGAATACATACTTGACGTCAAAAAACAAGGGAAAATCGAGAGAGGGGACACCAACAAAAACGTAGAGGCTACAAAGGCACCCTAGGCACCTCCGGTAGGGGACTCAACAGGAGGACGTGTCTGGGGGTGGCCGGAGGAGGACATGGGCAACTCCGTGCCTGGCTCCCCCCTTCGGGGGGAGAGCCAGTCACTTGCAACAGGTTAAAGGAGTTATGTCATGTGGATCGAACTACTTACCCAGTTCTACCGGCAGGATACGCTGAGCATGGTGGCTTCCAACATCAGTAGGTTGCTGGTCGCCTTCGGGGACGAGAACAGCATCGCCACCGGGATGCTCACCAACGCCAGGGACGATATCAGGCGCATCCTCACCACGCCTGGTGCCGTCTACACGACCGTCCTGGTCAACCTCCGCTGGCTGGACAGACAGAGCGTCAGCATGATCAACCTGGACAGCGTCAACGCCCTCATCCAGACCTATGAGGACGACGACGAGTTCCAGGACCCCGACGACATCCAACACACCCGCGAGATCCTGAGCACGGTCAACAACAAGTGCATGGCCGTCTACGCCATGCTGGCGTAGCATCCACCGGGCCGTCCCGCCCCTTCGGGGGGCGGGCCGCCCCTCTTCAACATTCACTCTTTACAAGGAGTTATATCATGTCCAGCGAAACCAACAAGGCACCCGACACCACCAGCGCGCTCACCAAGGAGCTGCAGTACCAGGGCCCCACGATCACCGAGGCCACCGAGGCGCTGAAGGCACTGGCGAAGGACAACAAGGTTGACAGCACCGTGGTGGCCAACTACGTGTCAATCATCAAGTCCAGGACCAAGCTCAGCGACCGCAACGGCAGCGGCGCGCCCTTCTTCGCCGATCTCGTGATCAAGGCCATCCACGGCAAGATCGACGAGGCGTGGCTGAAGGACCTCCACAAGGCGGTCAGAAGCCACGACATCTACATGGCGAAGTTCTGGGCGTCGCCGGAAGGGCAGGCCCGCATCCAGGAGTTCCGCAACCAGGAGCAACAGGGCGGAACCCAGAACCCCAACACTGCCCGGACCAGCGGGCAGCTCCCCTTCTAGGAGCGGTACCTAGAACGGGGACAGGGCGGGGAGGAGGATCACTCCTCCTCGCCCCTTTTTTGATCCAAGGGGTGTCGTTCGTGATTTACCTGCGAAGCCTCAATGACAAGATGCTTGGCGTTCTCAATCTCACCAAGGGCCTGAGAATGCCAGTCACCTTCGGAGGCCTTACCAGGAATGATGATCACACCGGCATTGATGGTAGATTGGACCTGATCAAGTCCTGTAACGGTTCGTTGAGTTCGTACGAGTTCAGCTTGGGCCCGAACAAGTTGAGCCAAGAGCTTGATTTTCTTTTCGTTACCGAGCCTATTTGCGCGGGAGAGGCTGTCTATCGCCTCATCTATTATATCACTTATCCTCTTAGACTGCTCCAAATGATTATCATTGATCTTCTTAACATCTGGACTACGATCAGTAGCCATTCATCCAACCTCACGAATCGAGAGATTCACCAGGACCCATCCTCGAAGTCCGAGACCAGGAGATATATACTCCTTCCCTACATCCCCTGTCAAGGGAATTCGAAATCGTTCTTCTAACCCTGGTTCGTTATGTTTGCTGCATCATTGCAGAGATCGTTGACTCCCCCGCCCACAGGGCGATAACACATCTTGAAGGAGGAGAAAATGACAGAATCATACAAAATCACCGACAACAAGATTTACTGGGTCATGAAAAAGGAACCAGGAAAGGCCCCGAGGACAACCTGGGCTTTCATGAACAAGGCGACGGCGATGAAATTTGCGGAGGTGGCAGCCCAAAACAATCCTGGAAACCGCTACATCCTCTTGAAGAAGAAAGGCGTGGTGGAAGCGAATCCAAACCCCAGATTCATCTGGAGATACTTCCCATACGAATAATCAAGGAAATTCCAGGAAATTCCTAAAGATCAACCCCAGAAAGAGAGAAAACACCATGAGAATGACCAAGGAACTGATCGACAGTCCAAAGAAATACATCGTCATGAGGATTCACAGGGAAGACGGAGAAGTGGAAATCACCGAAGCCTTCAATACGATTTCTTCAGCCATGGTAAAAGCCAAGCATGAAGCCAAAAGACACCCGGAAGACATATTCATGATCCTAATCAAGGACAGGTACGTAATGATACCCAATCCCAACCCCCCCGTCGTTTGGACCAAATTCTAGGAGGATTGATCATGAAGAACATTCCCCATATAGCAGCAGGAGCCATGGCCGGAATCGCCGTAGCGTCAATTGTGGTATTTCCCTTCACCAAAGAAGATTTCTGCCTGGCCGTTATAGCCATCTACTACAACTGGAGGGTCTGGGCCCAGGGAAGAGGATAGAAAATGGCATACACCTATTCCTGCGCCAATTGCGGCAAGAGGGCATTCTATGTCTTCGAAAATGGAGAAATCAGCCTCATTTGCAAGGCATGCGTAACGGTCCATGAAACAGACCTGGTAAGGGCGGGAAAACTCAATTATCTGACCGATAAAATCCTCCGTCTGGAGGCCCAAATCAAGAAATCAGGGGAAACTCCCGTCGGAACACGTCCTCAGGGTAAAGGAGACCAAGCATGAACGACAGATACAACGCAGGAAAAGGCGGGTCTGTTGATAGGGCCAACAAGAAGAACCCATTTAACGAGTGGGTAGAGAAACGGCTACGTTCCCGCCTCGCCGCCTCCGAGCGTGCGCGGGAGGAAGCGGAGGCCGAGCGCGACAAGCTGGCGGCGGTAGTGGCGAAGGCGCGGGAGTGGGTCCGCGATTTTACGGTAATCGGTATGCACGGTCGCGCCGCCTGTATGCATCCTCTCCGACACCCCCGAGGTCCTGGCGGTGTGGGATTGCGATCTTATGCACCCGCTTCCTCTCCACGAAAATGCACAGTGCGCAACTCTTTTATTGAAGGGGCACGCCTACGAAGGGACGCAACCCGTCCGCGTCATCGTCACCCGCAACACCAAAGCGAAGGAGGGGGGCGGGTCTTGACCGCAAAACAGATGGTCGATCTGGTCCACGAGAACACCCGCCTCCGGGCGGCTCTGGTCCGGATGGTGGACCAAATGGAGAACCTGATCGACGAGACCGAGAGGCTACTGCGGGAGGTGAGATCTGATGCCACCCAAGACCATCGGGATGCTGAAACGGGTCCGGAGGAGACATTCCTCCGCTGACGCGGGGCTCCTCAAGGTCCACCCGAAACTCCAGGCCGGGATGACGAACGTCGATAACGGTCTGGGAGAACTGGTGGAGGCCCTGAACCTCATGCGCCATTGGATGTCGAAGACGAAACTCAAGACCGAGGACGAGGACCACGAGGCCGTCGAAGAACTGGCCCGGCTCGTCCGCCGGTGCGCCCGGGTTAGCATCCGGGTCCACCAGATCTTCATGAGAGGAGGTGAGATCGAATGAAGCGCGATGCGATCTGCTGGAAGTGCCGCACCGACTTCTGGTGGTCCAAGGCCAACCCCTCGGTGAAGGACCATCCGGAGTAC